ACCTTCAACGCCTGCCACAGTTTAAGTGTAGCTACAGCATCTCGCTCGGCGTAGGCTCCCACATACATAGGAGGGAGTTGCCACATCTCTGCCTTGGGATCGATGCCCCACGCTTTGGCTGCGGCCTTCAACAACTTCTCGTCCTTGCGGATGCCAGCATAGTCTCGAGCCATAGCGTCAAGGCCAAAGGACCAACGGTTCTCGTCCACCAGTGCACCAGTAATCATAGTGTCAATGATCTTGCCTTTGATCTCTACGCCCTCGGCTCTCATCCACCCCGCATCGTAGGTTGCGTTGTGCATAATCACATGCATGTCAGGCACAGCCATCTGTTTGCCAAGCCACCGCATAGCGATCTTGGCGTCTAGGTTGTGACCGTTCTCGTGCCTGATCGGGAAGTACCCTTGGTATTCCCCCGCAGCAACAGCGATGCCTATGATGTGCCCATCCTTGCGCGACCAACCTGGGCCCAAGGTTTTGATGTTTGGGTCCTTAGTCTCAAGGTCTACTGCCACCTCTTTGTACCCTGTTAAATCAGGGAACTCCGTAGGTATATTCCAGTCCTTATCCACCAGGTCCAACTCTCCCTTGAACTCATGGTGCAGGTCACTGCCAAACAAACTAGTCATTATTAGTGGTCCTAGCAATTTCAGAAAACTCTCCGCCCAAAGCTGAGTAACCAACCTTGTCCAGCCACGAGTCGTCATGGTCTATGGTCTCAAGAAGACGGGCGGTCTTCAACCAATCCATCATCAGGATAACATGTTGCTCGGTCAGGTAACCATGGCTCATCAGTGCGCCGGTCACAATAACATTCCAACCCTCGACTATGCGAGTGTGATTGTCGAATGCATCACCATAATCCTTGGCTCTCTGACCATTGATTAGTTCTTTTGCCTTATCTAAAATTTCATCACGTTTCATAACTTATACCTTTTCCATCCATACAGTAAGGCCGCAGCCAAACAAGTTACGCCAATTTTTCCAGCGATCTGCCCGTCGATGTGAGCCAGTGAGCCAAAAGCCAGCCAAAGAAACAACACACTATCAATAACAGATCCAACAACACCGCTGGCTAACACTCCTAGTTCTCTACTACGCTCCCTCACCTTACTGTAAACGGCGAAGTCTGAAAGTTCTGATACTGTAAACGCTACCAAAGACGCCAAGGCGATGTATGGGTCCGCTAAGAGAAATGAAAGAACCGCACCAAAACCAATGGCTCCTAACGCCCAATACTTTCCAAGTGTTTCGTGCACCGCATCTCTCAACAGCAATGCCAACCCGACCATCAACACCCCACTTGGGGCCATGATCCCAAAGCCTAACGGAATCACACATGGACCATCGGGCACACAAAATGTACCCACATTTCCAATCATGTAATTCGCCAACGGTATAGTGGCGGCATAGCCTGCAACGGCTAAGTAACCTTTGTTCATAGTAGTATCTCCTGTTGTGGTCTCGTTTCCCAACGAGATGGGGTTTGCATGGCGTCCCAACGGTTCGCCATTTGTATCGCAGTGTTTTGGGCCCTGTTGTGGTTCTGAGCAACATCAGTGCTGTCAACGGAAGCAAAGGGCCAATGCTTTCCGCTTAACTGCATTCCACGCAACATGTGGAGCGTAGGTAATCTTCCGAACGTAGAGGCCACTGCATTCCACGCCTCGTCCATCCTAAAACACCAAGCCGTTGACAACACTGTAGTAAACTCTGCGGTTGACCCAACGCAAACGCGAGGCCATTCTTCGCACAAGGAAAGAAGTCTTCGCACTGGTTCGTCCATATGCCAGACTGGAGCCCCTCGTTTACCGTGAGGCCATTCGCGAATTAAAGCATCTTGCTCCTGTGAACCACTGTCAATCACATCGGGTATAACCGCCCACGTTGTTGGACAGTCTAACCACTTGTCTGTCCACTCGTAATACTTATCCCAGTCCGTTTCTTTTCCGGACTTCCATTTACTGAATGCGCCGTTGTCCAACATAACGCTCTGCCCAATCTGATGGCAACGAGCTACATCTTGAGGAGCCATATGACTTATGCAAAAGTTCTTGCCCGCTAGAGTCAACAACTGTGCAATAGGCGTGATAGGAGTGCCGTGATAATGTATCATTTCACAAACTCTATTTGCGCTGATCGTATCTTTGGACGGATGCTACTCGTCATTGGTGTTGGGTGCGCATACGAATAGAATATATGCTGGTCTATCCGTGCTATTCGGTACAGTTTGTTT